GTACCGTCCGTTGCTACAAATTTTGTTCTTAAGGGCAACAACGTAATAGTGTTACCACTAGCGCCTAGTCTATGAGTAAAAGTACAAGTAGTACTGCTATTTATTAATAAATATATTTTTTCAACTTCCGGGTATTGTACTGTGTGGGTAGCTGAAGAGTTAGTAAACCTTAAAGCTGCTTGTCGAGCTTGGTTATTAGCTTGAGTCTGTGGACCGTTACCAGTAGTTAAAGTGGTAGTACCAGTGCCAGAAACAGCAATGGTTAGAACCCCAGCAATAGCGTGTTCAATAGATTGATTTAAATTGTTATTGGTAGTGGTCCCCCAAGAACCTGCTTGTTCTCCATCACCAATTAACTCTATTTTTAATCTTGTTGAAAATGTTGATGCCATTACACTTCGCTCCAGTCCTCAGTTGCACTTGTAGTCGTTACGTCAGACCACGTTTCGCCTACATTATCAGTAACATCGTTATATGTAAAGGGTGAAGCGTTACTAATTGAGCCAGTAATTAAATTGCTGGTTGGTAAAAAAGTTGCGGTAAACGTATATTCTGCACCTGCTACTTGGATAGCAGTATTCATAATTCCTGCAGTAGTAGGAAAAACTCTTGATTCCGGGACCGCGGTGCCTTGGCTTGCCGTCAGCACATTAGTCGTCGTTTGCACATCCAAAAAAGGTTGTGCATTACCGATACTTTGAGTACTGAATGGGTGAAAGCCAAACATGTTACCACTCTTTAGATTTAGAAACTGTTGCTGGATTTTTTAGATTATCTATTTGTATGTCCAAATTTGCTTTCATTTCTGCCTCAGTTTGATTACCATTATCGATAACACAAGCAATACAATTTTCTTTTGTCATAGTATCAAAGTCCATGTCAGCACCGTCACAAGAACCATAAGATCTTGCACTATGCTCACCATCAACTGCGTTTAATACCCAATGAATTGTTTTTACTTTATCATCTGAGTCTGCTTCAAAGTTTGGAAACGACCATGTGTATTCTGTTGCCATTTGTTTTTCTCCTTTTTTTAAACTTAGCTGTCGTCTAAGGTAGATACATCAAAACTATTATCAGTAGTTTCAACTACAGCGTCAGCAGTCCATACCGTATACTTCTTGTTGTACATATCATCCCAATGTGCAACGTCAAATAGAGCTAGTATCTCAGCTTTAGTGTAACCACTAGGTGCTTTTGATGGTGTGTCTATTTTAACATTACCACTGAATGTGTGTGGGTGGGTAGTCTTGGTGTACTTATATTGTACCGACCATTCGATTACATTCCCGTCAGCATTTTTTTTAGGGATTGCTGATACCCATGCTTTTGTTGCGTCGCTTGCGTGTGACATATTATAAACCCTCCTTAAGGATTTTTATTTCTTGTTGTAGAGTTGTAACTGTAGCCGACAACTCTTGTACGGCTTTAACTAAGATAGGCACAAACTTAGAATATTGTATTCCATATTGTTGACCATCTTCAGATAAATTAGTTGTAAGATTTGTTTTATCTTCTTTTTTATAACCATATTGATTTTCAAGTATTTCCACATCTTGTGCTAAAAATCCTATATCTAACCAATCTTCTTTATGAGTACCATCGGTAATTAAGTCTTTAAAATCTTCTCCTTTTGCAACATAGTTACTTCGTTTGTCCCATCTATAAGTAACAGGTTCTAACTTATTAACAAAGTCTAAACCCATTTCCATTAAGGTTACATCTGTTTTATCACGCTTATCAGAAGCGACTGTCCAATCTACTTGTATATGAGCTTCGGTAATATTTTCATCACCAAGTATAATTTCATTACTACCTGTAGTTATACTACCACCTGGACTTCCTGCTCTTCCTGCATCTTTGCCTAAAAACAGATTGTTTCCACCGCTAGTAACATCAAGACCAGCAACTCGACCAACAGCAGTATTTCCTGCACCAGTACACACAGGCAAAGCTGATTCACCTATAGCAACATTTGATTCTCCGCAGTTTGCACTTAATGCTCCGTACCCTACTGCTACATTTTGAAAACCATCATCAGTACCATCACCTGCAAGACTACCTATAAATGTATTTCTGTAAGCTGTAGTTGCCGCACTACCAGCTTGATATCCTACGGCAACATTATCATCACCTGAAGTTAAAGCATCTAATGTTTGATAACCGATAGCTATGTTTTGTTCTCCACCAGCAATAGCAGAACCTAGTGAATAATTACCAATACCTATGTTGTGATTTTCAGTATCATAAACTCTACCAGCATCATAACCAATATGTACTCCACCGCCACCTGTTGTTAATCCGTCACCAGCCCTGTGTCCTATAGCTATAACATTTCCAGTTGTAAGTGCTGTACCAGCTTGATAACCAACAGCTACACTGCCATCAGCTGAAGTCAAAGCATCTAAAGCATATGTACCAACGGCTACATTGTATTCTCCACCAGCAATTGGTCCGCCTAAAGCACCACTACCAACACCTGTATTATATGATTCTGTGTCGTGTCCATCACCAGCTTCACTACCTACAAAAGTAACATCATTTCCAGTTGTACAATTTAAGCCAGCATCATATCCAATAAAAGTACAATGATTTCCTGATGTTTTAGCACTACCAGCGGCATAGCCAACAGCAGTGTTATAGTCCGCTGTAGTCAAAGCATCTAAAGTATAGTTACCTACAGCTACGTTGTTTTCACCACCAGCTACAGCACCACCGAGTGCAGCTTTACCAATTGCTAAATTATTACTTTCAGTATCAGCAGCATCATATGCTTCGTGACCTATGGCAATATTAGCTGTTCCAGTAGTGTTTGACCTTAAAGCATCTGTACCCAGTGCTGTGTTATCACTACCTTCAGTATTGTTTCTTAAACTATCGTGACCTATTGCTTGGTTACTATTTCCTGTAGTATTGGTTAATAATGCATTTTGTCCTACAGCAGTATTTTGACTAGCTGTATTATTTGCTAATGAATTTTCTCCTACAGCAGTATTGTTAGCACCTGTTTGATTATCTTTTAAGGAATCCTTACCAATTGCAGTATTACCCTCACCAGTAGTATTTGTAATTAAAGCGTCTTTACCAACTGCGGTATTATTATTTCCTTCAGTATTAGCAGTTAAAGCACTTCTACCAAGTCCTGTGTTACTAGCACCTGTAGTGTTCTGCCCTAAAGCCGATTGACCCATTGCAGTATTATCGTTTGCCGTTGTATTTGCGTCTAAAGAATATGCACCGACAGTAGTGTTGCCTGTACCTGTAGTGTTTTTTGCTAAAGAATTATGTCCTACAGCAGTATTACTTGAAGCTGTTGTATTGTCATTAAGTGCGTCACGTCCTACTGCTACGTTTTCACCGCCAGAAGTATTGGCTAGCATAGAATTAAATCCTATTGCTATGTTATTACCACCAGTGTTACTTCCAGCTAAAGCACTATCACCAACTGCCACATTTGCATCACCTGTGCTAGATGTCATAGCTTGATTGCCCAGTGCTGTGTTATTACTAGCGGTACTATTAGTTGCTAAAGCGTCTCTACCTACTGCTGTATTGTTTCCACCAGTGGTTATAGCAGTACCAGCATTATAACCAACAGCCACATTATTATCACCTGAAGTTAAAGCATCTAGTGTGTTGTTACCGATGGCAACATTTTGCTCGCCGCCAGCTACAGATCCACCTAATGCAGCATAACCGATTCCAAGATTGTCGTTTTCTGTATCAGCAGCATCATAAGCTAAAGCTCCAATAGCAATATTTCTTGTACCTGTTGTGTTTAATTCTAGAGCTTGGTCACCAATAGCAGTATTGCTAGAAGCTGTAGTATTGGATTTTAATGCCTGATAACCCATGGCAACATTTTTACTACCTGTGGTATTAGCTGTTAGTGCAAAACCACCCGTAGCAACATTTTGAGCACCAGTAGTGTTTAATTGTAACGTGCTAGTACCAAGAGCAGTATTATAAGTTGCGGTGGTATTAGTAGCTAAAGCATTATCCCCTACTGCTACATTCTGACCACCTGTGGTGTTTAATGTTAAAGAGTTAAGACCAATTGCAGTATTATTATTTCCTGAGGTGTTAGCATCAAGTGCGTTAGCACCTAGTGCAACATTTTGAGTACCTGTAGTTATTGCACTACCAGCATTGTAACCAACAGCAGTATTATTATCTCCTGAGGTTAAAGCATCTAATGTATAGTTGCCGATAGCTACATTAAATTCTCCACCTGCTACAGAGCCACCTAAAGCGTCAAAACCAATTCCAATATTATTAGATTCAGCATCGTGTCCATCACCAGCACCATAACCTATGAAGGTTGAAAACTGACCTGTGGTTAAAGAAACACCAGCGTGAAAACCCATTAATGTGTTAGCACCACCTGTAGTTATTGCACTACCAGCATTGTAACCTACAGCAGTATTATTATCTCCACTCGTCAAAGCATCTAGTGAGTAGTTTCCTACAGCTACGTTGTATTCACCACCAGCTATGGCTCCACCGAGTGCATTTGCACCAACTGCTAAATTATGATCTTCAGTATCAGGTTGATATAAGGCTTGAAAACCGAAAGAAATATTATTACTTCCAGTGTTATTATTAGCTAAAGCCTGTAATCCTACAGCTGTGTTATTAGCACCTTCAGTATTAGTGTTTAACGCTAACATACCAACGCCTGTATTAAAACTGGCTGTAGTTGTACCTGTTCCAGAAGAAGCTCCAACAAATGTATTTTTATTACCTGTGGTTACTGCAGTACCAGCAGCATGACCTACAGCAACATTACTATCACCAGTAGTAATAGCATCCATGGCGGTTAAGCCAAAAGCAGTATTGTTTGCTGCGGTATCATCTGTACCTGATACATCGTGGGTGTAGATAGAACCATTAGTGGTATCACTAAAGAATGGAATACCAGCAAGAGTTTGCACTACACCAGTAGCACCTATAGTTACTGAATCAGTGCCACCGTTTACAAAAATTGCGTTAGCATTACCATTAGATTCTACTCGGAAGTCTACATCGACTGATTCTTCGTTAAAGACAGTTTCTGCTTTAAGTAAACTCATTCTTTTTGTTTCACTACCAGCTACTAAAGTTCTAAAATCAACATAGACATCTTCTGAACCGTTACTTGCGTCATCAATCTGTGCAGTTATTCTAAAATAATCTGTAGCATTACCAGCATCATCATTACCAGCAAAAGCAACTGTAGCTAAGTTATCTGCATCGGCACCATTACCAGCATTTCTATAAAGATTTAAATTTGGCCCAATAGCTGAGTCAGTATCTGTTGATATTAATGTAAGTGTGTCTGAGTTATCAACAGTGGTAAATGTACCTGCACCAGTAACATTAATACCAGTAGAAGTTGTAGATAATTTTTCAACATTATTATGATAAAGTTTTACATAATCATCTGCCTCACAACGAATCATATTTTCGGTTGTTCCAGCTTTTCTTATAATTACTCTATCCGAACCTCTAATAAGTAAATCTCCAGTACCAACATCATCAATGTATGAGTTTGAACCATCATGATAAATTTGTAAATCATCTCCACTACCAACTACGATCTTTGCGTTGTCTGCAAAATCCACATTGCCATTGAATGCTGCACCGCTATTAAATAAGGCTTTACCCGCAGCTGACATATCAAGGGTTAATGCTGTGATTGCAGAGCCACCATCATCACCTTTAAAGATTATGTCTTTGTCTTGAACTGAAGAAGTAAATACAAAATCACTAGAACTAACACCAATCTTTCCTATTGTTGTATTATCTTTGTTAAAGTTAGCAATACCACCATCACTACTAGTTCTATTTAAATTCAGAGGCTCACCGCCAGAACGACCTAAAATTGTAACTCCACCCGACCTAAACTCTTGCCCTACAGTGCTAAAAGATGAACTTGTTTTACCAATTAACAGCGTTCCAGAACTATCTATACGCATACGTTCTGAACCGCCATTAGTGGCAAAACGCATAAAGTTACTGCTGTGGTTGTAACTAAGATAACCGCTATATCGGTCTGTACCGCTAGTGCCGTCAGCCCACGCTAAATAATTTTCATTTGCAGACGTACCAATTAAAGTTATGCCACCTTCACTTTGGGCGTTTACGACTAAGTTATCTGCATAGTAATCAGAGGGAGCACTCGTCCCGATTCCTACGTTTCCAGCATTATCGATTCTTACTTTTTCTGCTACAGTTCCGTTATTATTTGTATGAAAAGCAAGACCACCAAAGTTAGAACCTATATTGACACCATACATAGCACCATGTACTTCTTCAGCTTGTAGTTTTACACCTGAAACAGAACCAGTATTGCCTGCTAATATTAGTGTATCTATAGAAGAAGTATTAGTTAGTTGTGATGTGCCAGCAACAGTCAAACCATCAGCAGTTACTGTACCTGTTACGTCTATGCCTGTTGAGGTTGTGGCTAGTTTTGCAGAGTTGTTATGATAAAGATTAACAGCACCATTAGTTACTGCTGTCATCATAAATTCGTCATCAGCAGAATTTTTTAATTGAAAGTCAGTTGCTAAAATTTTTAAATCGTTAGTGCCTTGGTCACTGATATAACTATTAGTACCATCATGGTAGATTTCCAAATCACTACCAGCACCAAATATTGCTTTGCCGTTATCAGCTAGTTTTATATCATGGTTAAAGATAGCTGTACCACCATCAGACATATCAAGAGTAAGAGCAGTAATTCCTGAACCACCATCATTACCTTTAAGTATTATGTCTTTGTCTTGTGCTAAAGCTACTATAGCAAAGTCAGAAGATGAATTAGAAAGTTGACCAATAAAAGCACCATCGTCTTTTAAAAAGACACTGCCCCCGCCAGAATCAAGAGTTATATCTCCTGCAACATCTAGGGTTAAATCACCAGAACTTAAATCAATCTCTGTTCCGTCTATTGTAATATTATCTACAACCACACCTGCATTTGCTGTTACTACTCCGGTAACACCTAAAGTACCAGCAACAGTGGCGTTCTCGTCAACTGTTAGGGTGTCAATTTTTGCTGTACCATCAATAAATAAATCTTGCCATTCTTTAGATGCACTACCTAAGTCAAAAGTACCGTCGTCATCGGGAATAATATCGGAATCAACTTCACCACCAAAGACAATATTATCAGTATTAGCATCACCTAGAGTTAGAGTGCCACCATTAAATGTTGTTGTACCAGTTACCGTTAGATTACCACCAACGTCTAAATTAGCACCTAGAGTAACGTCACCGTCTGCGTCCAGGAATACGGACCGCGCTGCGGGCATAGTACAAAATACAGTTTTTGTTCCAGCAGAAAAGTCAACGGCATTGTCACTGTTAGAACTGGCATATACCGTAGTACGCGTAAGATCAGAACTGTCACCGTCTAGGGTGCCAAGACCTACTTCAAATTCATCTGCAGTGGAGTGAAAGATTGCATAGTAAGTAGTATTAGAATTACCAATACCTGCAGCAAAAGTTTCAAAACCCGTTGGTGCACCGCCCAGGGATAACGCACCGGTGCCGGTTGTGGTTGTAGTTTCTTTGACTCTCTCGTTAAGTACTAACGCCATTTAGCCTCCTTATGCCAATCTTATAATTGCTGTGCTTGTTCCTGCTGCTGGAAACTGTATCGTAAAAGTTCCTGCAGTAGTTGTAAAATCACCACCAAAATCTAACCAACAAACAGCATTTGCACTAGCACTATTTGCACCACCACTTGATTGATAAATAAGTGCAAACTTTGCGGTGATAGTAGCTGTAGTGAAAGATGTGTCAGCAAAATCTATAAAAGCTGTTGAAGCAGACGATCCACCAGTTACACCATTGTTAGTTAAAGTATTACCACCACTAGTATACCCAGTGCCACTTGCTTCGTTAGTTGTATCAAATACAGAGTCTGTTGCTGCTGCAGTTCTAGATGAGGTATACAAAGCTATTTTATAAGTGTCACCACCTGATTGAAAATTGTGGTTGCCTTTTAACAACTGGTCTTTAAAAACATTACTAATTACATTAGCCATATATATTCTCCTTAAGGGTTTTCAGAAGGAATAGCTATTCTAGGTACTCCGTCCATGTATTCGTCTCTTCTTCTTCGACCCATCTGCTCACCAACAAACGGTTGTAACGCTTGCATGTAATATGATTCATACATTTGAACCATTTGTGGGTTTTTTAAAAATTTAAAAGCTTCTACGAGGCAGGCATAAAGCAACATTTCTGGTGCATTATTACTAACCCAAGTAGTTGTGTTACTTGAAGATAGTCCTGTTGGTTGCGCATTATACGCTAGTTCAACAGTATACGTTGCATCGGGCGCTGGAGCAAGTAATATTGTGTCGTTGTCCCAATTTGCATAATATTTTGGTGTTCCCGTAGTTGTTCGATTTGGTACATACTCATTAATAAATGAAGTGTCTTTTTTCTCTAAAGAAATACGAATATTATCAGTACCAAAAATTTGTACATATCTAACGAATGAAAATAATTGTGGTGTAGCTCCAGGCATAGCAACAAATGGATCACCTGTTGTTAAGCTAGCTGTTTTGTATTTTTTAAAAACATCTAAATCAGCATTCCTAAATATCCTAGATTCAGCGTGCTCAATAATATCATTGTTAATTGTAGTAGTTAAAACATTATTGTCTGTTTCAGTATAATCTAATATTTGTTGTGTTAATTCTGCGTATGTTGTCATGCTACTATTGTTGCCGGGCCAGCGTAAGCGCGGAAACCTCCTCCTATTATATTACCAGTTGTTGCAGTGTCTGTCGATACAGTAAAAGTATAACTATCTGCATCAACTTTTGTTATGCTATAACCAACAGAGTTGTTTATATTTGTAGCTGTTATACCATCAAAATTAATAGCGTTATAAAAACGTACAGTATCGCCGCTAGCTCTACCATGATCTACTTCAGTTACTGTTATCACACTTGTGCCGGCAGTTCCTGTTTTAAAAGAGTTAGTTTTTAATAGATTTGGTACAGAACTTTCTGTTCTGTCTGGTCTGGCATTTTGTAAAGCCTGTGAGTCAGCTTGATGGTCTTTTTTTTCTATTTGCGGGTGTTTAGTTTCAAACTCAGACCTATGCACAAAAGATCCATTCCATTCTTTCATCATTTCTTGATAAGGAAAAGCCATACCGCTTCTGTCAGAAATAGCTTTTGATTTTTTACCTGTAGAAAAACTAGACATTACTATAATACACTTTCGGAGTTAAAAAAGTACTGGTTGAAGAACCGTCTTCTGTTAAAGCTCTATTTAATTCATCTTCATACAACATTTTGTTTTGCTGAACTAATTGTGGGTTATATTTTTGTGATAAATAATAAGATAATCCTGATACCATGCAAGGCACGAAACGATAAGGTACATCGCCTGCATTTGTATAATCACCAACATCGTCTATTCTTTTAACATAATAGATGTGCATATCAGCACTAGCTGATGTTGAGTTTGGCACAGGGTAAACAGTTATAGTGACTCTATCAATAAACCGTTGTACATAGTACTGTGTTGGCGTGCCTGATGATAATTTATTTGATAAAGCAGAATAAGTTGATCTATCAATTTTAGTCATAGCCGTATCTGCTTGATTGCTTGCAGTTCTATTAGTTCTATGTGTTGCCTCTAAAATATCATCAATACCGTATATAGTAGAATCAACTTGGTTTGTACTTGCTTGGGCACGATTAGAATCAGAAGTGTCATCTGCGGAACTTCTAAAAAAATGATACTCAGCTTGGTTTTCTACTAAATCAATATTAGTTTCTTTAAGTTCCCAATAATGCAAGCCTCTGTTAGCCCATTCTTGGAACATTATATTTAAAGAACGTCTAGCTGATTTAATTTGATAACCTGTTAGTTGGTCTATACCGACACGTTGATATGATTCTTCTATAACCTCATCAATAGAAAAAGTTTTATCGAACGTTGCTGTTCCTGAAGTAGTGTTTGGCATATGCTACTCCTATTAATAATTTTTAAGCCACTCACATGTAATGGTTGCACTGTCATTAGCAGTACAAGCAGGCATTACAATTACAACATCACCAGTAAAATTGGTAGCTTCATTATTTTTAATACCACCAATAGAGCTATAGTCTAGATAACCATCACCCTCTACCGTTAAAAAAGTTGCATCAGTGTCTGCATCCCACATCAATTTAACAGAATCTACTTTTGCTGTCATTGATACGCTATACCATATTTTGTTTAAAGTAACTGTTGCTGGTGTTGCACCGTCGCCTCTTGCTGTTAATGCTGATACATCAACAATTTTAGTTGTGCCACCGGCGTTGTCTGATACGTTTTGATAGTGTGTAACTATTTTTTTATCACCTTCAAAAAGTGTTTGATTTAATACTACGTCTGCCATTTTATTTCTCCTACTAAAGAGTAGGGGACATTACTCCCCTACTCAGAGTTAATTATTATTGATCTGCAAATGCAGGTACGTCTGCACCTTCTTGGTAACCCCAAATATAGTAATTAGTACTATCTTTAGCTACAACGTTAATCTCAAACACACCAAAGTCTGTAAGAGTTAAGCTGGAGTTAGAGCTTCCGTTAGAATAAACAGATACGTTATCAGCATTAGAATCTAAATGTACGATACCACCTAAAAAGAAATTACTATTTCCTGGTGTTAATAGAATTAGGTTCTCTGCTTCTTCTGCTGCGCCACCATAAATAAGTTTATAGCTTTGACCCGCAACTGGTGCCGGTAAAGTTATAGTTCTATTAGCTGCTAGTGCAGGAACTACAAGTGTTCTACCACTGTGTGTTGCAGCATCAAGAGTTTTGTTCTCATCCGCTAGTGCAACAGGTGCATCACCCATAGTCATAATTTCAGTAATTGCTCCCGTAGATGCATTTTTACTGACAGTTTTAATTGTGCTTTCGGATCTTAAAGGACCCGAATAAGTTGTATTACCCATATTTTGTCTCCGTTTTCCGTTAATATAGTCCTGAGAAAATCTACTGCATGAGTCTATATTAACTAATTTTAATTATGCAGTGGGTGAATTATACGCTTTTAAATGTGTTTATGCAAATAAAAAGGGGCCCGAAGGCCCCTTAATATCTTAGTCTTAATCTAGTGATTAAGCACCTGGAGATCCGAAGATTCCACGAGGGTCAGAGAAGCCGAAGCTGTATCTTTCTCTCGCTTTGTATCTAACGTTTCCTGTATCGAAGTCGCCTTCCATAGCAGTTTTTAAAGCTGCTCTTTGGAACATCTTTAATCCGTTAGGAACATCAGTCTTAATGAAGAATGCATCAGTGTCAGTTAAGTAGTTATTCACTACATAACCACCAGAGATCATACCTTTAGATACGATCGCATTGATGTCATTATCAGCAGTACCAGTACGGTTAGCTGTCTTCATCAGTCTTTCAGCTGTAAATTGTAGCTCAGAAGGAATAATCATTTTTACTCCTCTTGCTGCAATTTTCAGACCACGCTCATCAGTAAAAGCAGCAATGTCGATCATTGCTTGCTCTAACGATGTTTCGTTAAGGTCTGCGGAAGTAGCCAATTCGTTACTGAAAGTACCCGCTTGTGTTGGGTGGTCAGTAGCGCAAAGCTCTTTCCCGTCGCCGCCAGCAGAACCAGAGCTGAACGCATTGTTTAATACGTTTGCTGCTTTGATTTGCTTCGTGTTAGCCATAGATCTTGCTAGTGCTTTCGTATAACGTTTAGCGATACTATCATACAGGTTATCCTCAATAGCTTCTTCTGTAATAGAAAAAGCGAGAGCAATTGTCTCGTGAGTGTAACGTGAAGTGAAAGACTCGTTTGCGCTATCGAAAGATA